GAATGAGAGGTCTTTTTGAAGATCATTATGTTTCAATCCCTGAAGATAAATATGATGTGCTTGAGAGCATGGTAGAAAAACTTGATGAAATGGAGACAAAACTCAACGAGCAAATCGAGAAGAATATCTCCCTCAACAAGCGTCTCGCAGAGTCGGTTGCTGACGGAATCTTTGAACAGGTTTCTGAGGGCCTTGCTGCTACTCAGAAAGACAAGCTCGCTTCACTTGCCGAAAGTGTTGAGTTTGAAAGTGAAGAAGAATATCGTGAAAAACTGGAAACTCTAAGGGAAGCATATTTCCCATCAAAAGGAGCATCTCCATCTGCTAAATTTGAAACTCTTTCTGAAGGTGTAGACAGTTCACCCGAATCTATTTCTGGTACTATGTCTGCATACTTAAGAACACTTTCATCATTTAGCAAATAATTGAATTTAATATAATTCAAACAAAACATCCACACAACAAAGGTAAACGCAAATGTTCCATTCAGAGCATCTGCAGGAAAAGTGGGCACCTCTCCTCAACTATGAGGGTCTTGATTCAATCAAAGATTCACACAGAAGAGCGGTAACCGCAGTCCTGCTAGAAAACCAAGAAAAATTCCTTCGTGAACAGTCTGACATTTGAGCACGGCGGTTCATTCCTCACCGAAGCACCTGCAAACGCTGTAGGTAACGGTGGATACACCTCTTCAGGTGGTACAAACACTGCAGGTTTCGATCCAGTTCTGATCTCTCTGATCAGACGCTCAATGCCTAACCTGGTCGCTTATGACCTCGCAGGCGTTCAGCCTATGAGCGGTCCTACTGGACTCATCTTCGCAATGCGTTCACGTTACACCTCACAGGGTGGTACTGAGGCACTGTTTGATGAGGCAGCAACTGAATTCTCGGGTGCAAGAGGATCTCTAACTGCAACTGGTATTGGTACAACCAATCCAACCGGTTCTAACCCAGCACTTCTTAACACTACTGGTCAAACTGCATATACCACTGGTGCTGGTATGCAAACTAGTGCTGCAGAGGCATTAGGTGATGACGGCGGAACTCAGTTCAACGAGATGGCATTCTCGATTGAAAAAGTTACCGTTACTGCAAGATCACGCGCACTGAAGGCTGAGTACTCACTAGAGCTCGCTCAAGACCTTAAGGCAATCCATGGTCTGAATGCTGAAGCGGAATTAGCAAACATTCTCTCAACTGAGATTCTTGCTGAGATCAACCGCGAAGTTATTAGAACCATCTATAAGGTTGCTGAGCAAGGTGCTGCACAAAACGTTGCTACTGCAGGTGTATTCGACCTAGACGTTGACTCCAACGGTCGTTGGTCAGTTGAGAAGTTCAAGGGTCTTCTGTTCCAAATCGAGCGTGATGCTAACGCAATCGCACAAAGAACTCGTCGCGGAAAGGGCAACATCATCATGTGCTCTGCTGACGTTGCTTCAGCACTGACCATGGCTGGTGTTCTCGATTACACTCCAGCACTCAACGCTAACCTCAACGTTGATGATACCGGCAACACCTTTGCTGGTGTTCTGCAAGGTAAGTATCGTGTTTATATCGATCCTTATGCTGCTAACCTCACTGCAGGTAATGCAACTCCAGGTAACCAGTACTACGTTGTTGGTTATAAGGGTTCTTCACCTTATGATGCAGGTCTGTTCTATTGCCCATACGTTCCTCTCCAAATGGTTCGTGCTGTTGGTGAGAACAACTTCCAGCCTAAGATCGGATTTAAGACCCGCTACGGCATGGTCGCAAACCCATTTGCCGAGGGTACTACCCAAGGTGCGGGCGCTCTTACTACCAACGCAAACCGTTACTACAGACGTGTTGCTGTTAAGAACCTCATGTGAGTTAAATCTCATACAAGGTTTAACTGGAGGGTCTTCGGACCCTCTTTTTTTATCTAAATAATTAGAAAAATGTCCATATCAAATACTTTAAGAAATCAAATTCAGAACAGAAATTTTCTGTCTCCAACTGGATTTGAATTTACATTAAATAGAGCACCAAAAATATCTTTTTTTAGCAATTCTGCAAATATTCCAGGATTAACTTTAGGTGTAGCAGTTCAACCAACATATCTTAAAGATATTGATACACCTGGAGATAAAATTTCATTCGATGATTTCACCTTAAGATTTATTGTTGATGAAAATTTAGAAAATTATATGGAGGTTCACAATTGGATCACTGGTTTAGGATATCCAGAATCCTTAAAACAAATTTATGATTTGCAAGATGAAAAGGGAACATCTAATATTTCTAGATCAGATTCTATGAACATATATTCCGATGGAACTCTTATCGTTCTCGGAAGTTCATTTAAACCAAATTTTAAGATAAAGTTTAAAGATCTTTGGCCATATAGTTTATCAACTTTAAATTTTGATGCGACAGATACTGATATTGAATACTTTACAGCAGAGGTAACATTCAAGTATACTATTTACAATATAACAAATTTAAGCGATAATCCACTATGAGTATTGATCTTGATAAAATTCAAGAAATGTGGGAGAAAGATTCTAAAATAGATCCAGATAATCTTCATACAGAATCATTAAATATTCCGGTTCTTCATGCAAAATATTTTGAACTGTATAACACAATTTTTCTTCTGAGAAAGAAGGCAGAGCAGCAAAAAAGAAATATTCGACATGAAAGGTATGAATATTATTCGGGAAAATCAGATCCTGAAGTTTATATAGAAAATCCATTTCCTAAAAAAATTAGAGATAAGGACACTATGCAAAAATATCTTGATGCTGATGAGAAACTTTCTACCGTCTGTCTTAAGATTGATTATTATGATACGATGTTAGTTTATATTGAAAGTATATTAAAAATGATTCAAAATAGAACCTATCAAATTAAAAATTCTATCGAATTTATGAGATTTAACTCTGGACTAGGATAGATAAATATCTCAAGATGAATGGATTCATGTGATTGACACGACAGCAAATCTTATTATATCAAAATCCAACGAAGTATTTTTAAAGATTATCACTGAACCTCATATTGAGTATGAACTTAAAGATCACTTTAAGTTCGAGGTTCCAAATGCAAAGTTTATGCCCCAGTATCGCGGAAGAAATTGGAATGGGGAAATTCATCTATACGATATGAGATCAAAGCAAATCTATGTTGGTCTGCTAGACAAGATCGTATCTTTTTGCAAACAATATGGGTATACTTATAAATTTGAAAACAATAAATTCTATGGAACCCCATATGAAGAGAATGAAAAGATTTCATATGAAGGCGTCAAAGACTATATGCATTCTATTTGTGCCCATACTCCCAGAAAATATCAGATTGAGGGAGTATATGGTGCCCTAAAACATAATAGAAAACTATTGATAAGCCCCACTGCGAGCGGCAAATCACTGATGATTTATTCCCTCGTAAGATATTATGTGGATAAAGGAGAAAAAATTCTTTTAGTTGTTCCGACGACATCTCTTGTAGAGCAGATGTACAAGGATTTTCTTGATTATGGTTGGAATGCTGATTCATATTGCCACCGTATCTATTCTGGTAGAGAAAAAACTAACGAATATCCAGTAACTATTACAACTTGGCAATCTGTTTATAAACTAGAGCGTTCATTTTTTGAAGACTATGGATGTATTATAGGAGATGAAGCTCATCTATTCAAGTCCAAATCTTTAATTGAGATTATGACTAAATTGCATCATGCAAAATATCGTTTTGGTTTTACGGGAACTTTAGATGGAACTCAAACTCATAAATGGGTTTTGGAAGGATTATTTGGTCCATCATATAAAGTCACAAAAACTGAAGAGTTGATGAGACAAGGACACCTTTCCCAATTAGATATTCAGTGTATTGTTCTAAAACATTCTCCACAAAAGTTTGAAACTTATGAAGATGAGATACAGTATTTAATCTCTCACGAAAGAAGAAATAATTTTATTAAGAATCTTGCTTTGGATTTGAAGGGCAATACTCTTGTTTTATTCAGTCGTGTTGAAACACATGGAGCAATACTTTTTGAAAAGATAAATACTGATAAGCGAGGTGATCGCAAAGTATTTTTTATTCATGGTGGAGTTGATACTGAGCAAAGAGAATTGGTAAGAGAAATTACTGAAAGAGAGGACAACGCAATTATTGTTGCATCATACGGAACTTTCAGTACGGGAATTAATATTAAAAATCTACATAATGTAATATTTGCGTCACCTAGCAAATCTAGAATCAGAAATCTCCAATCAATCGGAAGAGTACTTAGAAAAGGGAAAAATAAAACTAAAGCAGTTCTTTATGATATCTCTGATGATTGCACATTTAAATCTAGAAAAAATTATACTTTAAATCACTTAATAGAGAGAATTAAGACTTATAATGAAGAAAATTTTAACTATGAAATAATAACAATACAACTTAAGGACTAATGATCGAAGAAGACTTTTATGCAACAGTAAAACTAAAAACAGGTGAAGAAATCTTCTGCAAACTAGCAGCATCAGAAGAAGCTGATAGAACTTTACTTATAGTTACTAATCCAATCATAGTTTCTGAAATTAAAGGAAGAACCGGTGTGATTGGATATAAATTAGAACCATGGTTAAAAACAACTACTGAAGATATGTTTATCTTAAACATAGAAGATATATTAACAATGTCTGAGTCTTCTGATATTGATATGATAATGATGTACCAAAATTATGTTCGTCAATCTACAAAAGATGGTAATCATTCTAAAATTAATCGTAAAATGGGATATCTATCAAATGTTAATGATGCTAAAGAGATATTAGAAAAGCTTTATAAAAATAGCTAAAGTTAATCTTATCAACCTCGACAAAGGTTATTGTACATGTTTTAAGGAACCTTGTCAACTATTTGTATAAGTGGTATAATCTATACATAATAATGATAAAAACTTATGATAACCACAGCAGTTATGACCAAAAGAAAGAGGTCAGAGCATTACGTCAATAATAAGGAATTTCTTGCTGCACTGATTAAGTATCGTGAAGATAAAGAAATTGCATTGATCCAGGGAAAACCAAAACCTCCTATTCCTCGCTACATTGGAGAATGTTTTCTGAAGATTGCAAATCACTTATCATTTAAGCCAAATTTTGTGAACTACATGTTCAAGGAAGATATGATTTCGGATGGTATTGAAAATTGCGTTCAATATATTCACAATTTCAATCCAGAGAAGTCGCAAAATCCTTTTGCATACTTTACTCAAATCATTCACTATGCATTTCTCCGTCGCATTCAAAGAGAGAAGCGTCAGTTGGAAATCAAGAACAAAATCCTTGAGCGTTCTGGGTTTTCTGAAGTATTTGCTGACGACAACACTATTGACGGTGGGAACTATTCCGATTATAATAGCATTAAGGACGGTATTCACAGTAAACTTCGTTATTGAATGAAAGTCGCTATTATTACAGACACTCACTACGGTGCAAGAAAAGGTTCAAAACTTTTTCATGACTATTTTGAACTTTTTTATAAAAATGTGTTTTTCCCGACGCTGGAACAGTACGGGATTGATACAGTTATTCACATGGGTGATGCTTTTGATAGTAGAAAGTCAATTGATTATCAAAGTTTAGAGTGGGCAAAACGAGTTGTATTTGAACCACTCAAAAATTACAATGTCCATATGATTGTTGGTAATCATGATAGTTATTATAAAAATACCAACAATACAAATTCACCTCAACTTCTGTTGAAAGATTATCCTAATATTCGAACGTATTCTTCACCAACAGAAATTAAAGTTGGAAATCTTGATATTCTTCTTCTTCCTTGGATTTGTATGGAAAATGAAGAACATTCGCTTAAGATGATTAGAAAAACACAGGCAAAAGTAGCCATGGGTCATCTTGAGTTTCAAGGTTTCCGAGTAAACCGTCAAATCATTATGGAACATGGACTGGAAGCAAATCTTTTTAAGGACTTCTCTAAGGTATTTTCTGGTCATTACCACACTCGTTCTGATAATGGAACTGTTTTCTACTTGGGAAATCCTTATGAGATTTATTGGACAGATGTAAATGATACTCGCGGATTTACTATTTTTGATACAGAAACCTTAGAACATACTCCAATCAATAATCCTTATAAAATGTTCTACAACATTTACTATGAGGATACAAACTATCAAACGTTTGATACTCGTGAGTATGAAAACAAGATTGTAAAAGTTGTTGTCCGCAAGAAGTCGGATACCAAAAAGTTTGAAAAGTTTATTGATAAACTTTATGCTTCTAATATTGCAGAACTCAAAATCATTGAGAACTTTGATATTCAAGAGCCTCAGGAATTTGAAGCATTCGAATCCGAAGATACTATTTCTATTTTGAATAGATATATTGAGGAGGCAGAAATCAATCTTGATAAATCAATCATTCAAAAAATGATGCAAGAAATTTATCAAGAGGCATGTGAACTGGTTTAATGTTTATCTTAACAATCAATGGTAGAGAAACTGAAGGAGCATATTCCGTAACTAATGATGATGGCGACCAAATCCTTTACTTATTTGAAGAGGAGGATGATGCTGTAAGATATGCTATGATGTTAGAAGAAGACGGATATCCTGAAATGCATGTAATTGAAATTGAAGATGAAGTGATGATAAAAACCTGCGAAATGCATGGATATCAGTACACTCTTATTACACCTAATGATATTGTAATTCCTCCAAGTAATTCTGGTCATGATTTTATTTAAAACTATTCGTTGGAAAAACTTTCTTTCTACTGGAAATCAATATACTGAAGTTGACTTTACGAAAAACAAAACAAATTTAATTATTGGTACAAATGGGGCCGGCAAGAGCACGGTTCTTGATGCTCTGACCTTTTCACTGTTTGGAAAACCATTTCGAAAAATTAATAAACCACAACTTATCAACTCTGTAAATGAAAAAGATTGTCGAGTTGAAGTTGAGTTTAGTATTGGTAATGTTGAATGGAAAGTTGTAAGAGGAATTAAACCTACTTTATTTGAAGTGTGGAGAAATGGTTCTGTTTTGGATCAATCCGCTGCTGCTTTGGACCAGCAAAAGTGGTTGGAACAAAATATTCTTAAAAATGAACTATAAGTCTTTTACTCAAATTGTAATTTTGGGTTCTAGTACTTTTGTTCCTTTCATGCAACTTTCTGCTGCTCATCGTCGAGAAGTGATTGAGGATTTGCTCGATATTAAGATTTTCTCTTCAATGAATATGGTAATTAAAGAGAAGATTCGCCAAGCAAAAGAAGATATCAAAGTTCTTGAGTTAAAGAAAGAATCTCTTCTTGATAAAGTTAAAATGCAACAAGAGTTCATTGAAGAACTTGAAAATCGTGGAAAGAAGGATATTGATGATAAAAAATGTTTCTATTATGTCTTTGACTGAGGAAATTGATCATTTGATGGAAGATAATACTTCTTTAGAAGAACCTCTTTATGAGTATATTAGAGATCAAGATAAGTTGGTTGGATATGCAGAGAAACTTCGCAAACTTGGAAACTTAAAGGGTAAGATTTCTCAAAAAGTATCTACCATTACAAAAGAACATAAGTTCTTTACGGAGAATACGGTATGCCCCACATGTACTCAGTCAATTGAAGAGACCTTCAGGATAAATAGAATTAACGACGCTCAATCTAAAGCAAAGGAGTTGCAATCTGGTTATAAAGAACTAGAGG